AGGCAGACACTCCTGATAACTTAGAAGGGAAGGGTAATGATTACTCTCATCTAAGTAATGATGAACTTATTGCCTTACACAAAGATACTGAGAAGGATGTTACCAAGTGGAGTAACTTCCAGATGGCAAGGAAGATTCAACTCAATTCACTTTATGGTGCTATTGGTAATGTTCATTTCAGACATTATCGCCTTGACAATGCAGAAGCAATTACTCTTACTGGGCAGGTTGCTATTCGTTGGATTGAGCGTAAACTGAATGAGTTTCTAAACAAAGCACTATCAACAGAAGGAGAAGATTATGTCATTGCGTCTGATACTGATTCTATCTACCTCAATCTTGGTTCTCTGGTTAGCACTCTGCCTCCCACTATTACTCAAGATAGGGAACGAGTGGTATCTATTCTAGACAAATTCAGTGAGGACAAAATTGTTCCTTTTATTGATGAATCTTATGAGGAACTATCAAACTATCTCCAGTGTTATGAAAAGACACTGGTGATGAAGAGAGAATGTATTGCTGAAAAAGGTATCTGGACTGCTAAAAAGAGATATATCTTGAATGTATGGGACAATGAAGGTGTAAGATATGAAGAACCAAAACTAAAGATGATGGGCATTGAAGCTGTAAGATCTTCAACACCTGGACCCTGTAGAAAATATATTAAAGATGCCCTGAAGATTATCATGGAGGGCACAGAAGATGAACTGATTGACTTTATTGCTACCAAAAGAGAAGAGTTTTGTTCATTACCACCTGAAGATATTGCTTTCCCAAGAACTGCCAACAATATATCAAAGTTCAAAGACCATGTAACAATGTTCAGAAAAGGTACACCAATCCATATTCGTGGGTGTATCTTATATAATCACAAGATTATTGAGAACAAGTTAGAAAATAAATATAACCTAATCAATGATGGTGAGAAAATTAAGTTTCTCCATCTCAAGATGCCAAACCCTGTATCTAACAATGTTCTGTCATTTATTAGTAAATGGCCTGAGCATCTTAAGTTAACAGAATATGTTGACTATGATATCATGTATGACAAGGGTTTTGTTGATCCACTCAGGAATATCCTTGAGGTTATTGATTGGAAAACTGAACACACAAACACTCTAGAATCATTCTTTATATGACGTTTCTTTCAGATATCACCAAAGAAATTGGTGCTGAATATGCCTCCCTAGCTGCAGAGATTGAAGAAAATGAGAGCTTTATTGATTCAGGTTCGTATATCTTTAATGCTCTTATTTCTGGTAGTATCCACAATGGGTTTTCTGGCAATAAGATTACCGCAATCGCTGGAGAAAGTTCTACAGGAAAAACTTACTTTTCTCTGGCAGTTGTCAGAAATTTTTTGGATGCTAATCCTAACGGCAATGTTCTTTATTTTGACACTGAGTCAGCAATCACAAAATCTTTGCTAGAATCTCGTGGTATTGATCTCAATCGTGTAGTTGTTTTCAATGTAGTTACAATTGAAGAGTTTCGCACCAAAGCTCTTCAAGTTGTAGATAAATATCTGCAATATAAAGAAGACGAACGTCCTCCCATGATGTTCGTACTAGATTCTCTTGGTATGTTATCCTCTGAGAAAGAAATCACTGATGCTCTTGCTGATAAGAACACGCGTGATATGACTAAATCTCAGTTGATTAAAGGAGCTTTTAGGATGCTTACTCTAAAACTGGGGCAGGCAAATATTCCATTGATTGTCACCAATCATACCTATGATGTCATTGGTGCATATGTTCCAACAAAAGAAATGGGTGGAGGCTCAGGACTCAAGTATGCAGCTAGCACTATTATTCATCTCTCAAAGAAAAAAGAAAAGGATGGAACAGAAGTTATTGGAAACCTTATCAAGGCAAAGACTGCTAAGTCGCGTCTAAGCAAGGAGAATCAAGAAGTAACAGTACGCCTTTACTATGATGAAAGAGGTCTAGATCGTTACTATGGTTTGCTTGAATTAGGTCAGGAAGGTGGACTATGGAAGAATGTAGCAGGTCGCTATGATATGGGAGATGGCAAGAAAATCTATGCCAAAGAGATTCTAAAGAATCCTGAAAAATACTTCACACCAGAAGTAATGGAAAAACTTGATGTTATTGCCAAAGGCACTTTTAGTTACGGTTCTTGATGCTATCAACACTTGAAGTATCAATCCTGAAAGGATTGATTCATAATGAAGACTACACTAGAAAGGTTCTCCCATATATCAAAGACACATACTTTGAAACGTCCACTGGACGCATTATGTTTGAACTGTCCAAAAAACATTTTACTAACTATGGAACATGCCCTTCAAGAGAAACCTTATCAGTCAACATTGAAGCCCTTGAAGGCATCAATGAAGATGAATTCAGACACCTCGGACAATCTTTTGATGTATTGTTTGAGGAGACTGAAACGCAAACTGATTGGTTGATTGATGCCACTGAGAAGTGGTGTAAGTCAAGAGCAGTATATCTAGCTCTGATGGATTCAATTGCTATCTATGATAGCAAGGATAAAGATAGGGACTCTGATGCCATTCCAGGGTTGCTGACTGATGCTCTAGCAGTATCTTTTGACCCACATGTGGGTCATGATTATCTTGAGGATTACAATGAAAGATATGACTTCTATCACCTCAAAGAGGAGAGGATTTCATTTGGTTTAGATTACTTTGACAAAATTACAAAAGGTGGTATTCCTAACAAAACTTTAAACATTGCACTTGCTGGAACTGGTGTTGGTAAGTCTCTGTTTATGTGTAACTTTGCATCAACAGTTCTACTTCAGGGCAAGAATGTTTTATACATCACCCTTGAAATGGCAGAGGAAAGGATTGCAGAAAGGATTGATGCCAACCTTTTAGACACTAACATTCAGGACATAAGTGAAATACCAAGACCTATGTTTGAGACGAAAGTTGGCAATCTCCAGAAGAAGACACAAGGCAAAATCTTCATCAAAGAATATCCAACAGCGTCAGCCCATTCTGGGCATTTTGAGGCGTTACTCAAGGAACTTTCTATTAAGAAAGCTTTCCATCCCGATATTATCTTTATTGACTACCTTAATATATGTGCTTCTAGTCGTTATCGTGCTGGTTCTAACGTTAACTCTTACACTGTTGTCAAAAGTATTGCCGAAGAACTAAGAGGATTGGCAGTTAAGTACAATATCCCTGTTGTATCTGCCACACAGACCACTAGATCAGGTTCTACATCTACTGACCCAAACCTTACTGACACCAGTGAATCTTTTGGTCTACCTGCCACTGCTGACCTCATGTTTGCCCTTATAAGTAATGATGAGTTGGACCAGATGGGGCAAATCATGGTCAAGCAACTCAAGAACAGATACAATGACCCTACAATGCATCGCAAGTTTGTTGTTGGCATTGACAGGGCAAAGATGCGTCTGTTTGATGTAGAGCAAACTGCACAGGAAGATATTCTTGACTCTAAACCAGATTTCAAGTATGATGATGAGGAGTCCAAATTCAAACCAACTAAATCATTCGCTGACTTTCATTTCTAATGACCAAAAACATTGATTATAACAAATATCGTAAGTTTGTTGATGCTGTAACAAGTGATGAGTCCAGAGATTTTATTGCTTTTAGTGATCGTGTTGTATCTCTTGATGAGAAGGGAGCAAATATTGAACGCCTTCTTACTGGTGCTGTTGGCATCAACAGTGAGGGTGGTGAGATTATGGAGATTGTTAAGAAACTAATGTTCCAAGGTAAACCATGGAATGATGAAACAATCTATCACCTTAAGAGAGAACTAGGTGATGTGATGTGGTATATCACCCAGTGTTTAATTGCTCTTGATTCCTCCATGGATGAGATTGTAGGCATGAATGTAGAGAAACTTGAGAAAAGATATCCAGGTGGTACATTTGACCCCTGGTATTCAGAAAATCGCCAAGAGGGAGATCTATGATTATTAACAAATTTATTGATGCTTTTGAAAAACTAGGGTGGTCTCCTACTGATGACATTGCCTTTGAGATTGCTGGCACCTCAACATATGAAATTGAAGGTGAAGGCACTAAGTGGGCACCAAAAAAAGGAACAGTAAAATATAACAAGGATGCATTTCTTGTAATCAAAAATAGAACTAGATCACCTGTAGTACCATCCAAACCACCTGAGGAGATTAACAATGAAACTTCTGACACTTGAAGATTATCAAAAAGCAGGAGAACATTTCTGGGATAAATTTTGGTATGTATCCAAGGAACTTGGAGAGCAAGCTAAAACTGAAGATGTTCTAAAAGTAATGGAAGCACTTGGTGCTGTGGCAACAAAGATAAAGATGGAAGAGAAAGAGGGACCATTTGGTTTCAACAAAACAGAAGAAAAAGAAAGTGATGAGAGCGAACTATGAGATTACATGTTCTAGGTATTCCACACACTATCACATCTAAAAAGCATGCTGTATGCGCATTTACACAAAATGTGCTGAAGTTTTGTGATATGATGATGGATTTGGATTATAAAATTATTCATTATGGTCATCCTGATAGTGAAGTGAGATGCACAGAACATGTTTCTGTAGTTAATAGGGAAACCTATGATGAAGTATATGGTTCATTTAACTGGAAAAACAAAACCTGGGAATCACCAGATAGTTGGAAAGTAACAAGAGAGTTTGAACTTAATTCAATCAGAGAGATAAATGCCAGACATCAACGTGGTGATTTTCTCCTTGCTTTTTATGGTTCAGGTCATCAAAAAATATGTGATGCAGTGCCAGATATATGTGTGGTAGAACCTGCTATTGGTTATGGCTCAGGATACTTTGCCCAATACAAAGTGTTTGCTAGTTATGCTCACTACCATGCATTTGGTGGTAATGATGAGGTTCTATATTGCAACAATAACTGGTTCAATAGAGTTATCCCTCATTACTTTGACTTGAGAGATTTTGACTATAGTTCAATAAAGAAAGATTACTTTCTGTTCATGAGTCGTATCTCTAGTGTTAAAGGTATTCACATTGCTCAGCAAGTTACTAAGAAAGCAGGTGTCAAACTAGTTGTTGCTGGTCAAAACATTGATGATATACAATTTGATGACCATGTAGAATTTGTTGGGCATGCTGATATAGAACAAAGACGCCAATTGATGAGAGATGCAAAGGCATTGATATTCCCAACAATGTATCATGAACCTTTTGGTAAAGTTCAGGTTGAAGCAATGCTATCAGGAACACCTGTTATCTCTACTGATTGGGGTGCTTGTAGTGAAGTAAACTTAGAAGGTGTGACAGGATTTAGATGTAGAACCTTTGAAGATTTTGTAGAAGCTATCAAGAACATTGATCAAATCAAACCCATTGATTGTAGGAGAAGAGGAGAAGAATATTCCATGGAAAATATTGCTCCAATGTATGACAAATACTTCAAAGATCTCTGTAAAATGAGAACTTCTGAGGGTTGGTACCACCTATCTAAATAATTCAAATCCAGTTTTGTTATGAGATTTCACATTCTTGGACTGCCTCACACAGTCTCAAGCCCTGACTATGTTGCCTGTGCTTATACACAAAAGGCAGTGAAGTTTGGCAAGATGATGACTGCTAGAGGGCATGAAGTTATTCACTATGGGCATGAAGATAGTGACTTGATCTGCACAGAGCATGTAGGTGTTACTACAAATGCAGATTTAGAAATTGCATATGGTTCATATGATTGGAAGAACAACTTCTTCACTTATAATACACAAGATCACGCATATCAAACATTTT